TTCGAAATTATAATCAGAAAATTCGCTTTGATCATTTAAAAAAGTTTTTAAATTTGTTTTTATATCATCAAAATCTAATTCAGATATATCTAAGTTTTTAAGTTGTGCCATTATCTTGCTCTTTGTAGTGTAGTAGTTACTGTAATTGGCGTATTTACATTAGTGATAAAAAATTTAACACTCACTTCTAATTCATTTCTATCTGAACCATCATGAATATCTACATTCATTAGTTTTGCTCTTGGTTCAAAAGCATTTAAAACATTTTGTACTGTTTGTTTCATAATATTTTTTAATTTAGGATCAAAATTATCAAACAATAAAGATGTTATTTGACATCCTATCTCTGGATGGAAAGGTCTTTCATAATTAATTGTTCTTATTAAAGACTGAATAGACTGCTTTATAGCTGCTTCGTCATTTACTTTATTGATATCTTTAGTTGCAGAATTAACTAAAAAATTAAAATCTATATCACTAAATGTTCTAACTTTTCTGTTTATTATAGCCATGCTTTATTTATCTTAGTTTGCAAATGTATCTGAAGATCCAGTGGCAGTATGACCACATGTAGCAGCGTCTCCTGCTCTTACAACACCTATTCCACTTGCAAATACATTTGTAGATCCTTCAGACATAGTTGCAGTATTATGTGGTGATTTTCCATGATTAGCTACAGCATCACCTATTAATGAAACACTATCACCATTTACAAATACAGTTGAAGAACCAGGACCAGTTATAGTTCCACCAGCAGTATCTGTTCCAACTCTTGATATGCCTGGCATTATACTAACTTAGATAAACCAGCAGAATGTCTTCTGTGATTATTATAGGTTAATAAAATTCTTCTTTGTTTATTTACATCAAATGAAACATGAATCCATGGAAGTTTAGTTCCAGTGTTTTTATATTCTAATAATAACTTATCATAATTTAAATTTTCAGCTAACTTTTTAGCTATGTTAAAATATTCACTTGGATGTGTATTTTTAAATTGAAAATCTACAGCCATACCTTTTAAATGATCAGATGTAAGATTAACACCTTTAGCATGCCTGAATGCTGAAGTAACCATTGCATTGGGAAATAAATCTAAAACTGTTTCACAAACATTTAAAGCAATCCCACATAAATTAAATGCTATTTCACCATAAGATAAATTAACTTGAGATTTTAATTTATTTTTTGTAACTACTGCTCTCGAAGATAATTGACCTAATGTAAAATTATCAGATAAATTAAAATTATCAGGAATATAAGTTTGATTTTTTAAATTATCATCAGGAAATATAATTGTAGAGTTATCTGATGAAGGTGAACTTGATTCAAAAACGATTGGTTCATCTTCTTCAGATCCGTCAGTTGTACCAGATAATTTATTCAAATTTACATAGCTACTACTTTCGTTTTCATTCTCAGTATCTTCAGTTTCATATCCTATATTATCAAGATAATTATTATATACAGGATTGTCTACTGGTGAAACTATAACACTTTTTCTACTATCAAGTAAACCAATATTAGCTTTTTGTGCAAAAGTACCAACAGATGCAATGTTAATTTGAGGCGAAATAAATCCAGTTGGTATGACAGCAGACGGGTTATTCATTTGTATATTAGTAGCTTTTTGATTTATGTCACCACTTTGCACATACAGGTTCATAACACTTATGGCATTTGAATTAATATTAGTTGCTTCATTTTTTATAGTTATAGCATCATTAAACATATCAGTACAAGAATTATTAATTATTGTAGCTGAAGACATTAAATTATTAGTTGCTATAACACTCATATCGTTTGAAGCTAACAAATTAAAATTTTCATCTGCATTTATATGCATGTCTTTTAATGTATGTAAAAACATTGAACTATTACATTTATTATGAATACTGTCTTTTGCTGCTATAAAGATATTACCATCTGTTTTTTGATGTATAACATGAACTGCTTCTATGTTAATATTAGCACTATGTAGATTTATTTCTTCCTTTGCAGCTAAATCTATTCTTCCTGCTGCCTGCGCAGTAATGTCATTAAAACATTTCAAGTTAACATCTCCATCTACTTCCATATCAACATTAGCAGCACAATACACTTTCATGTCACCACTAATAGATATTCTTGCCTGTCCTCCAACTGATAAATGATCATTTTTATCTACAAATCTATATTGACTTCCTTTTGTTTTTTCAACTACAGATCCTGATTGGTCTAATTCTATGAATGTACCATTTTTATGATATATGTGTACTCTTTCAGAACCAGGCGTGTCATCCATTTCAATAATATGGCCAGATTCAGATTGAATTACTTTATTAAAAGGATACTCTGCATTAAAAGGTATTTGAGGTTGATCAAAAAAATCTCCTTCTGGTAATTTATTTCCTAAATATCTTTCATTATTTTTAGTTTGTACTATTGTTCCAGCAACATCACCTGTTGCTAATTTATTAGTTTCAGATCTACCTTTATATTCTTCATTAGGAAACGTAGCAGTTGGATCAATAAATCCTTCTTCTTTTGTTAATAATTTAGTTGTATTTTTTTCACTGTTAACATTAAATCTTTGAGATCTAGATATTGCATCTTGTGTAATTGAAGAATCAAAATCTTTACTAATTTCAGCTAAAGATGGTCTATCTTTTAATGCATTAACTTTTGATTGTAATTCTGCAGCATCAAATTTATTTAAACTGGGAAAACCAGTTGGTAGATTTCCTAATCTTGGTGCAGTAGGCAAAGGAGGAATTTTTCCTGCTAATGTATTAACTGAAAATTGTCCTAAGTTTTTATTAACTCCTAAATCAACACCAGCAGATATTCCACCGGTAAGTGCATTAGCAAGTTGATTAATATCAATCTTTCCTTTAAGCACTGGAGGAAGTTTATTGTTAAATTCATTAATTACTTCATTTGATAATACATCTTTAAACTTACCAGCTAGGTTGTTAATATCTAAATCTAAACTTAAATTGCTTGCAAGTTGGTCAGGATTTAAATTACCATTAACTAAATCCATAGGATTATTATTACCAATTAAACCACCTGGAACTTTATTTAAAACACCTGCTGCAGTAGTGTCTAAATCATTAACAAAATCACCACCTAACTTAGTTGTTCCACTAACTAATGCTTCATTAAGAAGTGTTCTAGCTTGAGGAGGAAGATTTGTATATTCAGGAAGACCTTGCGCTTTAGCAACAATTTGATCTTTAAGTTGATTAGCTTTAAATGATTATGTGGGCTGACTACTTGAAGATCTATTTTCAGCAGCCATGTCCTGATATATACTTGACATAAATTAACCTAATATTTTTATTTTATCTTATTACCAAATCTATCTGTAGCACCACCAAAAGTTGATCTTACTTCTTTATTACCTTCACCTGTTGGTCTTGGATTAGTTAAACGTGGTAAACCTCTTCTAATTCTCTCGTTATTTATTCTGTCGTAAACAGTAGGATCATTTCCATTGTATGTAAGTTTTTCATCTGGAGTGCCTTCTAAACCAACACTTAAATTAAAACCAGAACCAAAATCACCAAAAGAAGTCGTTGGATTAAATGGTGGTATTTCAAACTTTTTTAGTTTTTCTCTTTGATTTAATTGATCTACCTTTATTTGATCTTTTTGTATTTGTGGAAGTTTATTAAACACTTCATCAGAATTCTGCAATTGATATTCAGTAACTAACTCTACAACATCAACTCTAGATAAATTAGTTTTTCCTTTACATGCTTGTTTAATAACTTCTGCGGCTCCTACTACACCTAAATCCAATGATAAATTTAATAACACGCTCATTAGAGAAAAACCACCTCCTTCTAGAAGTTGTCCTTCAGGTAAAGGTTTAAAATTTAAATTAGGTCCACCTATTCTAACACATTGTGATTTAACAGGATCAATATATGTTTTTCTAATATATTTAATTTGAAAATCTGAAAAAGTTGGTTTTTTACCATCTTTACCATTAGGATCAACTGGATCAAATCTATCTAAAGGATATCCTGCATTTTCCCAAGTTGAATTAAATTCATCTGATCCAATCTCCATACTATTTAAATTTCCATACTGTCTACCTAGATCAGATTTTAAAAATGACAATACCGGAGAAGTTTTAGATGATCTTCTTCTAGTTCCATTAGGTGTAACAGAAGGTAAAAATGAAGCTAATTTAAATACACCATATCTAAAACCAAAAGGTCCATCTAAAGTGTCACCAAATTGATCACCAGGAGCATAAACAGTACAAGATGCATCAATAAATGCATCTATGTCAGCACTTTCACCTAACTCATCTACATTAAATTCAATACCTGACGCTTTAGCATTAGGTGGCGTATAAGCCTTTTTAATTATTACACCTATTGAAGATTCTTTTTTAGGGTCTTGTGGATTATTAGGATTTTGAGGACTACCGACTTTTTTAGGAAATGCATTTCTAAATGCAGGATTAGCAAAACGATTAGGATCATTTGCATTTCCAGAAGAAGTTGATGTGGATCCACTTTGAGCTCTAGCTGAATTAACTAAATTATTAAAATTATTAAAATTGGGTATTGCTGGACTACCATCTGATAATTTATTTTGTATTGTAATAGCTTGACCAGATTGATCTTTTAATGTATCATCACTATCTTTGAATGTAAAGTTTGGTTTTGGAGGTGTATCTTGAAATACTGTTGGAGCTGAACTTGAACCTATAGTTCCAAAAAAAGCAGGTTGCTGCATATCATTACCATCAAGATAAAAACCTACTACCCAAGATCCAGGCAATGGTCCTATTGGTGAATTACCTATTCCACTAATAGCAGCAGATGTAATAGGTTGTATTGGAACTGCCCATGGTAAATCATGTGTAGGTTGTTCAGATTTAAATTGTGAATTATGTCCATATATTCGAACTTTACATCTACCTAATTTTTCTGGATCATCTCTGTCTTCTACAACACCTATGAACCATTGAAATCCGTCTCTGTTAAATACATTACCCATTTAATCCATCCTTCACTATTTCCATACTCATCATATGAGATTGTGTATTAATTTTATGATTTATAGCTGTAATTAAATAGTTACCTGAATATTTTTTATCTAAGTTTTCGCTTGTTTGATCTTCAGTACTTCTTGGCGATACATCAGGATAGTTCAATTTTAACATTCTACCAACTTCTATATCAGTCCTTCCAGGTACAAATATTTCTAATTTTAATTGATTCATTTCTAATAAATTAGCTTTCCTATTGCCATATATGTCAGGCATTTTTTCATTTGCATTACCTTCAATGTTATGTAAACCTGGATGAATAGGATTAAACTTTATATCTGACAATGTAGATCTTGCTGTATTTGTTTTAAAGAAAGGAGTAGTCTTTTCACCTTCTGTATGTACGTATTTTTCATATCTATTAATAGTATCATAATCTGTAAGTGTAACTTGTTTATTTCTAATATTCAACGAAAGTAATCTATTACCATAATATCCATTATTGTAACTTTCTAAATG